GTTAAAGAAGGTGTAGTTAAAGATTATATTATTAGAGTAATAGATAATAATGATGAATTTATTGAAGTGATGCAGCAACGGATTAATGAGAAGTTTTATGTGATTGAAGCGGAGAATAAAGAAGAAGCAATTGAAAAATATAAACAGTTAAAAAATCATTCTAGTTAAATATTTGATTGTAGTTTACAATTAAATAAAAAAGGAGCAAATTACAGTGGATAATGATAAAGAGATACGATATCAAAAATTAAAATCACGATTTTTTTATATTTCAATTATACTAGGATTAATTATCATTAGCTTAGTAACATTATTTTTTTATAGAGACGATAATGCTTGGTTATTCTTATCTTTTGCAGGTACAGCTATTTCAATCGTTTTGTCAGTTATTGCAATTTTAATTACGTTAATTGACGTGGCAGGCCAAAGACAACAAATTGCAGATATTTCAGAAAGTGCAAAGACTTTATCTAGAAGTACTGAGACATTGAAAAAATCTATAGAAGATTATCAAAATGATAAAAATGAAATTAAACAAATTATTAATACTGCTTTTAATGAGTCGATTGGCAACAAATTAGATGAACAAACTAACGAGTTTATAGGGTTATTAGAAAGATTGAAATCAGAATCTAACGGTAGTGAAGAACTCGAAAAGAATATAAAGGAAATTAAAGATTTAGTGATTAAGTCGAATAAGAAAGAAAAGTTAGATTTAAATAATAGGAAATATACAGGTCATGTTAGACGTGGAAGTCCTGTGGTTAAAATTGAGACTGATAATGATAATCCATTAAATTACGGTAATATTAGAATTGATTATGATAGCCCATTAGACTCCAGTAATATTAAACTTAGAGATGAATAATTAAATTAAGGAGGTCAGGAATGTCAACAACTTATGAAATTAAACCAGGTACCTTCAAATATATAGAATCAGAAATATATAGTCATTCTGAAAATAAAAAAGAAATAGATAGACTAAGATTGGCGATATTAAATCCTACTAAACAATCTGATGAAAATATTGTCTATGGTCCATTAGAAAAAGGATTACCAGTTAGAACAACAGAAGTCATGGCAACACGATTACTTACGAATAAGATGCTGCGTAACCTAGAAGAAATGGTTGAAGCAGTCGAGTATGTTTACAATAGATTGTCTGATGATCGTAAGAAAGTGATTGAGTTAAAGTACTGGAATAAAGACAGGAAACTAAAGATGGAACAGATTGCTAGTGAATGTCATATGCACCGCAATACTGTATCAAGTATTAGAAGAAACTTTGTAAAGGCAGTAGCTATGCATGTGGGAATGAAATAAGTTTGTGCATTAATTGTGCATTTGAAACGTATTTTAAATATATTATGATAATGTGGATTAGATAGACTTATACACTAAGACGAATACTTATCAGAAGGCGTATCATTTATGTGGTACGTCTTTTTATTATACCTATAAAGGTGGTGTAGGTATGGCTAGAGGTGTAGGGAAAGGGAAGAAAGGGCGGAAACTCTTACATTATGATTGGTTCTATCATTCAAAAGCATGGAGCAAGTTAAGGAGTATGGCACTTGATAGGGATAACTATCTATGTCAGAAGTGTCTAGCACATAACAAGATAACCAATGCTAAGATAGTCCATCACATTGTTTACGTAGATACTGATTTTACTAAAGCATTAGACCTGGATAATTTAATATCAGTATGCCAGGACTGTCATAATAAAATTCATGCTAACGATAACGACAAAACGAACGAGAGAAATGTAAGAGTGATGAAAGTTTAAAAATTAAAATTGTTTTGAATTTCAAAATAAATATTTTTTATACCCCCCTACCAGGCAAGCAAAAAGCGATTCCGACGGGGACCGGCGGGGGGGCCTTCGTTCGCAATGCAGATAACTTTTTCATGAAAGGGGGTTAACTATGAAAATAACAAAAAATAAGCTAATTCAATATATTGATGATTATCAAAAATCTGATGACATACTTATTTCTTTATATTTAGAAACTTACGAATTTTATTGTCGATTAAGAGATGAATTAAAAGATAGTGATTTAATGTTGAGTCATACAAATAAAGCAGGTGCAACAAATATTGTTAAAAATCCACTTAGTATTGAATTAACTAAGACTGTTCAAACATTGAATAACTTGTTAAAGTCATTAGGTTTAACTCCTGCACAAAGAGAAAAAATAGTTCAACAACAAGAAGATGGTTTCGGTGACTATTAAAATATTAAATAAGCCATCACCTAAATTGTTAACGACATGGTATGCCAAACAAGTAGTAGCAGGTAAGATTGTCGCAAATAAATACGTGATAAAAGAATGTGAGCGACATCTTAAATACTTAAAAGGTCATGAAAAGTGGATTTTTGATGAAGAATTAGCACATAGACCAATACGTTTTATAGAGAAATTTTGTAAACCATCAAAGGGTGCAAATAATCAATTAATACTACAACCATGGCAACATTTTATTATTGGTAGCCTATTTGGTTGGGTACACAAAGAAACAAAGTTAAGACGATTTAAAGAAGCACTTGTATTTGTTGGGCGTAAGAATGGTAAAACAACGACTATTTCAGGGCTTGCTAACTATGGTGTGTCGCAAGATGGAGAAAATGGAGCCGAAATACATATGTTAGCAAACACTATGAAACAAGCACGATTATTATTTGATGAGTCCAAAGCTATGATAAAAGCAAGTCCAGTACTTAAGAAAAACTTTAGATCATTACGTGATGCCATTCATTATGATAAAACGATATCTAAAATTGAACCGCAAGCATCAGATAGTGAAAAACTAGATGGACTAAATACGCATATAGGTATTTTTGATGAAATACACGAATTTAAAGATTATAAACTTATCTCAGTTATTAAAAACTCAAGAGCAGCACGTTTACAACCATTATTGATTTATATCACTACTGCAGGTTTCCAGTTAAATGGACCACTAGTAGATATGGTAGAAGCGGGAAAAGATACATTAAACGGAATTATTGAAGATGAACGCACTTTTTATTATTTAGCTTCTTTAGATGATGAAGATGATATTAATGATAGTGAAAACTGGATTAAAGCTAATCCAAACATTGGTGTGTCGATTGATATTGAAGTTATGAAAGAAGAGTGGATAAAAGCAAAGCGTATTCCCGCAGAACGTGGCGATTTTATTACTAAACGATTTAATATCTTTGCTAATAATGATGAGATGAGTTTTATAGACCATACAACATTATCTAAAAATAATGAAGTGATCGCTTTTGATGAATTAGAAAATCATCCATGTACAGTGGGTTATGACTTATCTGAAACGGAAGACTTTACATCTGCTTGTGCTACATTTGCACTTGAAAATGGAAAGATTGCAGTATTAAGTCACTCATGGATACCAAAACATAAAGTAGATTTATCGAATGAAAAAATACCATATAGAGAATGGGAAGAAGCGGGATATCTGACTATACAAGATAAACCTTATATAGATTATACAGATGTATATGACTGGATATTAAAAGTGAATGAACATCATCCAGTAGAAAAAATTACATATGACAGAGCGAACGCATTTAGACTTAATCAAGAGTTAAAAAATTATGGGTTTGTTACTGAAGAAACAAGGCAGGGCGCATTAACATTGAGTCCTGCTTTAAAATCGTTAAAAGAATTATTTTTAGATGGCAAAGTAATCTATAACAATAATCCATTATTTAAATGGTACGTAAACAATGTGAAATTAAAACTTGATAGAAACGGAAACTGGCTACCATCTAAACAAAGTCGATATCGTAAAATAGATGGCTTTGCAGCATTATTAAATACGTACACCGATATTATGAATAAACTCACTGAAGAAAGTAACACGGGAAATATTGAATTTTTAAGTGTTAAAGACTTAATGGATTAAGGAGGTGATTAAAATCGCAAGTGTGAACATCTTTACTAGGATAAAGCGTAGATTAATTGATAATTGGATAGATGAAACAAGTAATACACTTTATGATTTCTCGCCATGGCGTAACAAGTCATTTTGGGGGAATATCAATAATACTTTAGAAACCAATGAAACTATTTTTTCTGCAGTAACTAGGTTAGCAAACTCATTATCTAGCATGCCAATTAAGTTATATGAAGATTATAAAGTCATAAACACAAACGTATCTGAACTATTAACAATTAGTCCTAATAACTCAGTAAGTAGTTATGATTTTATCAATCAAATTGAAACGGTAAGAAATGAAAAAGGTAATGCATATGTATTGATTGAACGAGATACATTTTCGCAACCTAGCAAACTATATTTACTAAATTCAGACATAGTAAATATAGCAATAGAGAATAATAGTAGAGAAGTCTATTACATTATTCACGCTGCTTCCGGTAACAAACTTATCATTCATAATATGGATATGTTGCATTTTAAACACATTGTAGGCTCCAATATGTTAAAAGGGATAAGTCCTATTGATGTGCTTAAAAATACAACAGACTTTGATGCTGCTATACGTAAATTCAATTTATCAGAAATGCAAAAGCCTGACTCGTTTGTACTTAAATATGGTTCAAATATTGATGTGAAAAAACGTCAAAGTGTAATCGAAAATTTTAAAAAATTCTACGAAGAGAATGGCGGGATTTTATTTCAAGAGCCTGGTGGAGAGATTGATCCAATACCTAAGAAATATGTTTCTGAAGATATTGTTGCAAGTGAAAATCTTACTAGGGAACGTGTAGCGAATGTCTTTCAACTACCTGCAGTGTTCTTAAATGCTAATGAAAGTAGTAACTTTACGAAGAATGAAGAATTAAATCGATTTTTCTTACAACACACTTTAATTTCTATTATTAAACAATACGAATCAGAATTTAATCGTAAACTTTTGACACCTTTAGACCGTAAGAAAAATAGATATTTCAAATTCAATATAAAAGCATATTTACGTGCAGATAGTGCTACACAAGCTGAAGTATACTTTAAAGCAGTTCGGAGTGGTTATTACACTATCAATGAAATTCGAGAACTTGAAGATTTACCGCCAGTCGAAAATGGCGATAAACCATTTATTAGTGGCGACTTATATCCAATTGATACACCACTAGAGTTACGTAAATCATTGAAAGGTGGTGATAAAGATGACAACGAAAAAGTACTTTCAAATCAAAAAGAAAACGGATAAAAAAGGCGAGATTTTCATTTATGGAGATATTGTGAGTGAAGAATGGTTTGCAAATGAAGTAACAGCACCTGGATTTAAGCAACAATTAGATGAATTAGGTAATGTTTCTGAAATAGATGTTCACATAAACTCGTCGGGTGGTAACGTGTTTGAAGGTCATGCTATCTACAATATGCTTAAAATGCATAAAGCAAAAATTAATATCTATATTGATGCATTGGCTGCATCAATCGCAAGTGTGATCGCTATGAGCGGTGACACTATTTTTATGCACAAAAACAGCTTTTTGATGATTCATAATTCATGGATTATGACAGTAGGTAATGCTAAAGAATTACGTGATACAGCAGATTTATTAGATAAAACGGATGAAGCAAGTAATCAAGCATATTTAGATAGAGCGCTTAATATTAGCGAAGAAGAACTGAAAGAATTATTAGATGCTGAAACATGGCTTACTGCAAGTGAAGCGTTAGAAAAAGGATTTATTGATGAAATTTTAGAGCCTAATGAAATCGCAGCAAGCATATCTGATGAACGCTATAAGTTATTTAAATCTGTACCTTCATCCATTACAAAACAAGACAATAATGTAACAAAGCACTTAGAAGAACAAAAATTAAGACGAAAAATTATAAAAGAGTGTGAAACTTTAAAACTCACACTTAATTTATAGGAGGGTAAACGAATGCCAACATTATTTGAATTAAAACAATCGTTAGGAATGATTGGACAACAATTATCAAACAAAAATGAAGAATTAAGTAAACAAGCTTCAAATCCTAATGTAGATATTAAGGATATTGAGAAATTAAGAAGTGAAAAAGAAGGTTTACAACAACGTTATGAAATCGTTGAACAACAAGTAAAAGAAATTGAACAAAAAGAAAAAGCGAAATTAAACGACAAAACTTCTGCTTATCAAAAATTAAATGGCGATGAAAAATTAATTAAAGCAAAAGCAGAATTTTATCGTCACGCTTTAAAACCTGATGAGTTTAAAGCACCATCACATGAAGCTAAAAAAGCTTTAATTGCTTTACCTGATGGAAATGAAAGTGGTGGAGATAAATTCTTACCTACTTTATTATCAAATGAAATAGTATCGGAACCTTTTGCGAAAAATAAATTACGTGAAAAAGCACGATTAACAAATATTAAAGGCTTAGAATTACCACGTATTGCTTATACATTAGACGACGATAACTTTATTACTGACGAAGATGTAGCTAAAGAAATCAAATTAAAAGGTGATACAGTAAAGTTTGGTTCAAACAAATTTAAAGTATTAGCATCGGTATCTGATTCTATTATTCATGGTTCAGATGTTGATTTGGTCAATTATATTGAAAATGCTTTACAATCCGGTTTAGCAGCTAAAGAGCGTAAAGATGCATTTTCTATTATTTCAACTTCTGAATCTCAACATATGTCATTTTATATTGGAGATAAAGTGAAATCAGTTAATGGAAAAACTACTTATGAAGCAATTACTAAAGCATTAGCTGATTTACACGAAGATTTTCGAGAAAATGCAAGTATTTACATGAGATATGCTGAATATGTAGATATTATTACTACTTTAGCGAATGGTTCTACTGCGTTATTTGAAGCAACTCCAGAAAAAGTATTTGGTAAACCAGTTATCTTTACAGATGCTGCAACTCATCCAGTTGTCGGAGATTTTAATTACTTTGGCATCAACTATAACGGCATTACTTTTGATACTGATAAAGATGTTAAACACGGTGAATATTTATTCGTGTTAACAGCTTGGTATGACCAACAACGTATCTTAGACAGTGCGTTCCGTATTGCAAAGGTGGATAATACTCCCTTATAATCCCCAAAATGTAGATGTTAGACCGAATACTAGATCAGCGGTTATATCTACAAATTAGGGGCGATGCAGAATGAATTTAGAAGATTTGAAAAAATGGTTAAGAGTAGATTATAACTTTGAAGATAGTGTAATTACTGATTTAATCGAATCTGCTAAAGCTGAATTATTATTGAGTGGTGTACCTGAATATACTGAAAGTGATAAAGAGTATTCGCTTTTTATGACTGCCATAAAGTATATTGTCACTAGAGATTTTGAAACACGTGGCTTTATAACTGAAATATATAAATCAAAAGCATTTAATGAAAAAACACTACAATCTATGATACTTAAATTAAAAAAATGGTGAGGTGATTTTATGGAATTCAATGAATTTAAAAATCATCTTACCTTTTTTAAATATGTTAACAATGGACCATATCCCGACGAAAACGAAGAAGAAACGCTATATAGTTGTTTTTGTAAAATATACAGTCCAGTCATAAAAGATATGGAAATATTAAAATCGAATGAAACTAAAATTACGTTGAATATTGTTATTAGAGATGCTTCTGAATTCTATATCGTTAAATCTACTCATATGATAAAAATCGATAAAGCAATTTATAGAGATAAATTATTTGCTATTAAAGAAATTAGAGTGAATCAACCTAGAGAACACTACATCACTTTGTTGGTATCTGAAGTATGAGTGTAGAAGTTAAAGGTATGGAAGAAGTATTATCGCAATTAGAAAAACGATTCAGTCCAAAAGAGTTGATTCAAATTGAAGATGAAGCATTAAATAAAGGTTCTGAAGTGTTGTTGAAAGCATTAAAAAGTAACTTTGAAAGTTTTAAAGCAACTGGTAACACTATCAAAGAAATGTCTGTGACAAAACCATATAGCAAAAATATTTCTGTTTTAAGAGCTAAAAGTATTAAATGGAAAGGGCCAACGGGTAGATATAGAATTATTCACTTAAATGAACATGGTTATACAAGAAAGGGTAAAAAATACACGCCACGTGGT